TCAATGACTTGAGGGATTTCAGCCTCATGACGCTTACCCCATTCTGTAATCTCTGCTATTTTTTCTGGAGGAGTTTTGTAAGAACTTCCTCTGGCGGCTACTACCTCTGGCTGATTCAGATACTGCTGTTTAAGCATCTCCGTTAAAGCCTTTGTATTGACACCAAGACCGTAACCGTATTCACTCCCTCCGTCCCCTAAATTTTGCTTATAAAATTCCAAAGCAATCTGATCTGGATTTTTAGGTGGCGTGATACCTTTGTTAATTAAATCTTGTTGAATATTCCATAGGTCATCTCGAGTTTGACCAGCGGTAAAGGTAGCCTCTTTCTGAGTTGGGCCTATGTGTCCCCAATCAGTAATCCTTGGAGGGGACTTACTGCCACCCCAAAGGTTGTTTATGTCAAAATTTCCACGAGCGCCCAAACCATTATAAACATCCTCATAAGTCCAATCAGCCTTACCCGCACCATAAACTTTAGTAGCGGAGTCAAGATTTTTATTCCAGTTTTGATAGGCTTCGTTTAATGTATTTTTTATAGCCGAAGAACTGTAATTTTTGCCTTCTGGATTTTCGTCTGTTCCTATAGTGTAAAGTTTAGTGTGACCTTCATCATCTTGCTCAGAGAAAACCTTGTCTTTAGCAAGACCAAGAACGTCCGCTCTTTTCACATCATCTAAATTAGGTGTGTCCTCGCCGTCGGCAAGAAGTTTAAGTGTTGCTTGACCCCTTCCGCCTGCGGAGTTATTAAGAACATTTCCGTCTGATAATAATACTTTATTTTCAGGAGTAACTTGTTCAACGACGGGGGGAGGATTAGGAGGTGGAGCAATAGAAGGCTCTGTAGCAGGGTCAATGCTAGTGACTACAGTGCTTGCAATTTTTGGAATGTCAGTAGCAGGAGAAACCTCTGGAGTGGGTTCAATACTGCGAGTTATCGCAGGCTCAGGCGGATGGTATGACGCTAAATAGTTTTCCATCTCCTCGCCATGGAGACGTTTAATAGAACCTTCTCCATCAATAACAGGTATAAATGATCTACCCTCGTCATCGTATTGAATTGGACTTTCTTGTTTGATAGGAATTAAGGTAGCAGGGTCTTTATATGCAGGCACTTCTGGTGCGGATGGCAATAGGGAAGTTAGCCCACCTACTGGGGCAACATCTGGAGCAGTTCCACCAATAGGTGTGCTAACAAAATCGTTAGGAACGTCATGAGTCATACGCACTACATCAGCAGTAGGGCTATCCCCAACATAAGTTCCAGTCTCATCTTCATGACCTGAAGGATTCATGAGGGGCGCAGTAATAAGCGAACTTAGCCCACCTACTGGGGTAGGTTCTGGAGCAATTTGTAAAATAGGCTCTACAACTGGCGCAATTGGTTCAATGTATTCTTTGCCAAATCCACTGTCACTGTCACTTGCCACTATACGGTAAGAACGACCATTCCCGTCTTCTTCTTGCCGAACAATTACATTCCCATCCTCATCCTTTTTAAAGCGAGAAGTGTCTTCTTGAACAGGCTGTGGAGTAGAAACTGGCGGAAGTATAGAAGCAAGACCCCCTACTGGGGTAGGCTCTGGGGGTGGTGGGGGCGGGGGTGGTGGGGAGGGTTCAGAAGCAACAATAGGTTGCTCTTCTGGGTGCGAAGCAAACCATCTCTCCATATCCTCGCCACGAAGTCGAGTATTAGAGCCATCTCCATCTATAATGTTTATATATGGCCTGCCATCTTCTTCGTCGTATTGAATTTGCATATCAGACTTTCTGATTCACAGCACCGACTAAGGCACTAGCCCAGTCCTGCCAATTTTCGTATATTTGTGGGGACGGAATACCTTCGTTGGTAAATATATCAATAGCCAACAAACCTTCCCCCCAGTGTTTCCAATCTTTCTCGTCTGAAGGAATTGATAACTGTTGACCTGCATAAGCCTCTACCATAAGACAAGCCCATGAGTTCCAAGTGTGGTATCGAGGATCGTATACAAGTGCGAGAGCCATATTAACTTCCGTATGGGCGAACGTCGCCAACATTGGCACTGAGTAGAATCTTACCCATCTGGTAGTTTCCGCCCTGAACATTGCTAGTAAATCTTAATCTAATCTCGCGTCTTTGCTCCCGCATATCAATCTTGCCAGTATTTGGGTCAAAGTAATATGGCGCTGAGTAAACATCAGTTCCCTGAGCAAACGGTCTACCAGTGACCTGCATTGACATTACTTCTGATTGTATGAAGTCAGGTTCAACCCGTTCTAGGTGTAACCAATAGTTCTCACCGACACCACCTTGTGGGACAGGAGGGGACTGGGTAGGCCCACCCCCTACCCACCCTAGGTCTGATGTCTCGAAGTAACTCTCTATAGCGGAACTAGAAGTGTTATTGACTTCGTCGGTTCCTATTTCGTGTTGCCATAAAGTTACCCGACCTGCCGTAGTATTGAATGTAGCACTGACACCAGTAGCGGTTGCAGTAGCGGCTTGACTTAGAGTTACAGTAAAAAAGTTAGGCGTAGCGTTTGGTGCAATAGCAATAACTAAAGAACCGCTTGGGATTCCAGTCGCTATTACTAATTGATTTAATGCAACTTGATTTGTTGATGGAATTACTATATTTGCACTGGCGTTAGTTGTATCAATAGTCGTAGTAAATACTAACTCTTGAACAGTTAAATCAGTTCCTGCATTAATTGGATAATGGAAAACCTGTGAGAAGAACCCTGCGGAACGTCTAGCACCCAAGGCTTGTCCTGCATCATACCAAGTGTTCTCGCGGATGTTGTAGATGATCGCATCGTTGCATTCCGTAGAATCGCCAGATGGGAAGAACCACCATATTTCGCCAAACCTTGGAACCTTATTTACCCATACCTTTTGACGTTGCGAGTAATTCAGATTGTCAAAAAAGTAGTTTTGATTCATGGTGTTAGTTATCTCTTTAACCGTTCCGTTATAGAGTAAGAAACGATCTACACCGCACCAGTAATATATACCGTCGTATTCGATTACAGACTGACTAGAAAGGATAGAAGATTGGCTAGATATGATGTCATAACGCCAATAAAAGGTCTGTGGAGATGCGCCAACAGTAATTGTTGTAGGTGTAAAGGATACCCGTATTAGTGAGTCTAAAGACCAAAATAGACCTGATGGTGCATTAGAGCCACCTCTAACAGGTAATCCCTTAACAATTTTTGTGGATGACACATTGGTTTCATTAGCGTCTGCGCTGTTCCAATCGTATGGATTACCTGCGGAACAGTTTTTAATGAGTCCGTTATCCCCGTATACAAAGACGTAAGGATGCAAAACAACCACTCCACCAGCAACTTCAATAGTGTCGCCTGTTGGGGTTGTCCCACTAGTGTCTGCAAGCGGAGACATAGTAGTGCCACTAATATCTCCAGCCAAAACTGGAGTCACCGTTGTCTGGTCAATTTGCGCTAAGTTCTGTCCGGGATGCGCTAAGAGCAACTGATTTCCAGAACCCAAAGCGTCAAACATGGAGTCAAACTGCCATAAGTTTAAATCGTTTGCTGTAAAAGTGGTAATTGTAGCAATTTTAATTGAGAATCCAGAACCTGAACCACCAAGATTGGTGTTTGATGCACTTAATGTATTACCAATAACATAGTTGTTGCCATAACTTGTAAGAGTAACAGAGGTTACAGCCCCACCAGATACAACAATGGTGGCTTTTGCTCCAGAACCAGAACCTCCAGTTAATGGCACAGCCGTATAAGTGGCATTTACATAACCAGAGCCACCAACAAGTGTGTTTAAAGTTAAGGCTCGCCCTGTAAACGAAAACTGATTAACACCAGCACCGATACCGTTATTATCAATATTAACAACTTCTAAACCGTTGTTGTAACCGTTAAATACCTGATTAATTCCGTCTACAGAGTTTACATAGATTCCTCTAGAGTAACCTTTAGAATCGTTTGTAATGGATCGATAGCCTCCAATTTTACGGGGGCGCAATCTTTGGAATCGAACCCAACGACCATCGGTGTAAAAATTCATATCAAAGACAGTTCCATCCCGTTGAATTCCGGGTTGTGTGTCAATAATAAATACTTTTTTGGTCATCAGTAAGTCCCACCAGAAACACCACCAGTAAAGTTACCTGTTCCAACTACAGCCAGACCAGTTGCTGACACGGTTGAGCGCAACACTCCAAGAATGGCTATATTAAATTCACCAGAAGCGGCGCGATAAACGCCAGTTGTTGCTTCTGAAGAAAAACTTAAAGATGGAGAACCAACCGACCCATTTTGCAAACTAACTGTTGAAGACCCAGCAAGAATTGTGTTGGCGTTATACAAATTAACTGAGTCGCAAACTAATGTGGCTTGGGTGCCAGTTGTTAAAATTGCTGTAGCGCCAGAACCAGTTGATATAGTTACTGTATAGGCATTAGTTGTTTGATTGACAACGTAATACACTTGAACAGTTGATGGGACAATAATTGTTACGTTCCCCGTTAAAGCCCCTGTGTATTTTTGAATGACGTTAGCCGCCTCAGCCGCAGTTAACGTGTAAGTTCCAGTAGTAACCGCTTTTGTAAGTTGCGTGAAAGCAAACTGAGTAGACTTTCCTAATCCAACAGTGTAAAAAGTTGTTCCACTGCATACGATAATTGCGGAGTCAGTGGGTTGAAGAATGATTGTTGCAGAACCATTGATTGTGTTTCCACCCGAACCTGCAACGGTTAAGGCTCCTGTTCCGCTATTACGCACAAACATAAACCAGTTGTCAGCCAACGTAGAAGCGAGCGTTAAGGTCAAAGTCCCAGCGCCACCAGTCCATACATAAGTGCTAGAACGGTCTGTGGTTAACGCAGTGTAACTAGAAGAAAATGTAGTTACAGGTTGGCTTTGATTCAAAGTCTGACCAATAGCCAATAGTCCGTATCCAGCAAGGGTAGCGGCATCAGCACCAGAGGAGCCAATGCCGTAGGCAATGATGCCCCATGTTCCCTGCTCATCAGGGTTGTCAGTGATGTAAATGTATTGAGCCTCACCCACCAGCACAGTGACAATGACATTCTGACCGTCATAGTCCATCACATCAAAATCTTCACCACCGACATTGCGTATCAGAGCATCTTGACCTACCGAAGCCTGATTGGCAGGAGGCATCCACAACTGAGCGCTATTAGTGGCAGTGACCTCCATGATCCGAGCGGCGGCATCGTCGGTTGTGGTTCCGTTGATAGGCCAAGCAAGTTGAAGGTCGGACGATAATGTGATCGCACGATATGATACGTCAGTTGGTTGGATGACGTTTCCAGTGAAGGGGCTGTTGTAACTCATTATGAATCCACCGCGACGGCTTGACGATCTGCTACCCGCAATTTATCTTCCGACGTGAGCGTTTGCATGATTAGGTCATAGTTTTGTTGCCACATCGGCATACGCTCGTCATTCTTCAAGAACGGCATAGACTGCAACAATGACCCATATAACAACGCTTGTGGGGCGTAAATTGTGAACCAGTTCGTCTGGTTAGAAGAATCCAAGGGTTGAATACGCTCGTAATATAAGACCTCAAACGAGTAATCAGTGTCTGGGGTCGGAGCAACTAACCAATGGGTGTAATCGTAATCTGAATAGTATATAGGGACACCCGTCGCCGTAGCGTCAGGCCAATACTCCCGCAGATATTCATATTTACGAAGTAGAACAGGTGAACGCTTCCCTGCTACAGTAACATTAAAAGATACCGTCTTATGCCAACGAGCAGGCTTATCAAGCACCGCTTGGTTAGAAACCATTGTGGATTCTTGAACCGTTAGATTGCCAAGAAACTTAATTTGACTGGCAATAATCTGTTCTGCCAGCATGATGAATAACGGTATTTTCTCTAGGGTCGCAGTATCAGTCCTTTCCAAGTAGGATTGGATGTTCTCGACCAAAGAATCATACGTCATAACACTGGCAGTTGTCATACGATGTCCTTGCTAATTTTCAAAATTTCTACCATTTTACGCCTCTTTTAACTCTTTTAAAACAGAGTTTATGTTGGCAATACGTTCGTTCAACCCTATAACTCCGCCGTTAATCTTTTTGGTCATTTCAATGTAGTTCTTAACGTCAGCCTCTACATTGAGGTTGCGCTTGTTCCAGAACCATCCCGCAGTCAGAGCCGCATACTTAGGCTCAGATACTAGGTCAGGATTGTTCACAAGGTCAGCGTCCAAGGCTTTAGCGGCATTTACGTAGTTGTCCTTGCCTGTTAGTTGGATAAGCCCTCTGCCACGGTATTTATAGCCCTCGCCTGTCTCTTCTGTGCCGTTACCCATCCTGCCACCGTATACTCTGTTGGCAATCTTCTGAGGGTTCCTGTCGTAGGGTTTAGCGGATTCAACTGTAGGGAAGCGTGAAGGCCAAACAACATGAAGCCTGTCAGCCGAGTAGTTAAGATTCTCTTGTAGGGTTTTAAACTTGCCAGACTCGTGCATACACTGTCCGATAAACGCCGCCTGACGTTCTGGGGTGTTCATACCATACTTAGCAAAGACCTCTTCTAGAGGTGCTAACCATTTATCTTCAATACCTAATTTACTAAGACTTTTCACTTGCCGCCCTTTCATCTTTCGCCTGAGAACCAGAACTACTTCCAAAGTAAAAACTTAAAACAAGCATCAAAGCGCCATCCAAAGTTCCTAAAACTCTAGCAATCAATTCCCGCATCGAAGGCTCAATTACGTGAGTCAGGAGGAAGTATTGGACTAAGCCCCACGCTACGGTCACTAAAACAGCCAGTAGAGGGGGGACTAGGGAGCGGGTGGCTACCTGCATATCTCTAGCGGACTTGCGGTCTTCTACGGCTAATTTAGCGAAGTCTAGACCTAGTTCCTGTGCGCGAGCCTTTAATGCAATCTCGGCAGTCTTAATAGATGCAATCTGGTCTGCACTTAACTTACCTTCAGCAAGTGTATCTTTAACGTCTTTAGGGTCTATACCGATAGCAGAACTGACAGCCTCAATAGCCATCCCTGCTAGTGGGCCACCTAAAGCGGTAGCAATCGTAGGAGCAATTGTCTTTAACCAATCCATT